CGCGCCCCGGTCCTTCATTTCGCGGGCGACGTCCTCGGCATAGAGCGACAGCTTCTCGACGTCCCCTGTTTCGGCTCTGGACAGGTCCAGCAGCGCCGGCAGGTAGTTGAGCGGCAGGACGACATCATCCATGCCGTGCGCCTGCCTGGCGGCCACGAGGCGCTTGCGCAGGCCGCCCTGCCCCTCGGCTGCGAAGTAGAGGACGCCTGACGCTTCGGTGAACCGTCCAAGCACGCGCCCGCCGCTGGCGATGCGCATGGCCCAATCGACGGTGACGAACGACTTGCCCGCGCTGGACGGGCCGTAGATGACCCCTACCCCATTTGAGGGAATAAGCCCTTCGATCAGCTCGGGCTCGTAGGCATAGGCGATGTCATCAATCCACTGGCCGGTGAGGCCGTGGGCGGGCGGGGCCGGTTCGTCCCGGGCCTTCAGGAAACCCACCACGTCAAAGCCCTCGGCCACGCCGTCTGCGGCGTCCCATTTGTCGGGCCTGCCGGGAGGCGGGTTGAGGCGTTGGACAATGCAGCCGATGGCGGCGAGGGGCCCGGCCAGGTCGTCCATCAGCTTGAAGCCTGGCGCGTCGTTGTCGGGCCAGAGAATGACCGTCTTGCCGGCGAGCGGCGTCAGGTCGGTCTTGTCGATGATCGTGCTCGAGCCGCCCATAAGGGTCGTGGCGTCTACCCCGATTGAGGTAAGCGCGTCGGCGCACTTCTCGCCCTCGACCAATACGACAAAAGCGGACGTATGCCATCGCTCAAGACCATAAAGCGGGCGCGGGGTTGGCATGCCTCCGGGCACCACGAACGTCTTCTTCCCGTTCGACAGGGCCATGCGAGCGACTTCGCATATCTTCTTGCCCGCCTTGTCGCGGTAGACGTATTTCGCCTCGATGGTGCTGGTGGGTTCCGGTTCGACCGGCTTTGCCGCTTCCACCTTGTGGCGCACCTCGGCCCGTGGGGCCGGGGCCCCGCCCAGCCACTGGTCGCACTCGGCCAGGATTTGCGGGAAGTCGCGGTGAGGGTCGAGACTGTGGGCGACGGCGTAGAGGCCGAAGATGTCGCCCTTCTCGTTGCCGTTGGCGTGGTCGATGTAGCGCCCGGCTGTCTCGTCGGCCGTGAGGCTGATGGACATGCTGTAGCCGCGTGCGCCGCTGGCGTCGCCAATGCGAGCGTCGCGTGGCGTCATGACGGCGCGGGGGTACAGGTAGCGCACGAAGTCACGCACGCGCGCTTGCAGGCCCTTGCGGACCCGCTCGCGCTTCAGCGTGGCGTCTTCCAGAACGCCTTGGCGCGGTGCGGAATTGAAATCGATCATGCCCAGCACCTCGCCTTGAATGGGCAATCCGAACACGCATAGAACCCCGGATCATCCGTGCATCGCGGCCGCATGGCCCCGGCGCGGCTGTCCATGATGATGGCGACAGCGCGATCCGATGCGGCCTGCGCCCGCGCCTTGTCGAAGGGCACCATCTCGAGATGGCATTCCATCGTGTCAGCGTTGACCGCGAAGAACAACGCCGGATTGGTCAGGTCCATATAGCCTTGGTACAGGGACACCTGGTCGGCATATTCGGGCTTGGCTTTCGCAAGGCCCCTGCTCTCGATGGCTTTCCATGACTTCTGGCCGAGGGCCTTGAACTCGACCACGAACGGATAGGCCAGCTCGCCCAGCGGCCCGCCCGTGCAGACGCGGTCAACGTGCCCGGCGAACGAACCGTCAGCCACCTTGAAGCCCAAAGGCTTGCCGTCCCTGCCCGTCTGCGTGAGCCGGAAGCCTGCGTCCACCAGCCACGTCGCGGCCATGCTTTCGAAGACGTGCCCGCGCTGGAAGATGCGCAACGTGCGCGCGCTAAAGCGCCAGCCCTCGTCATGGGGGAGCCCCATGAACTCATACTGCACCTTGCGCTCACAGGGCGAGCCGATAGCGGACGCGCCGACATACGTGCGGCGCTTCTCCGCCGGCGGCGGGAGCGCGTCGATAAGCGCATGTATGGCGGCGACGTCTGCCGTGCGGACCATCGATCCCGGATTAAGGTCGATCATGCGCGCACCTGTTTGACGGGGTCGGGATCGCCTGGCTTGCGTCGGGCGTAGGCATTGCACTGCTGGTGGTGCGTGTCGCGCACCATCCTGAAGTGCGGTGACGCCTCGCCCTTGCACTGCGGGCGTGGCATCCGCTGAAGCCAGACGCAGCCCTCACAGGTCGTGTTCTGCTTCTGGATGTGCGCGGACGCGGCTGCTTGTGCCGATGTATCGCGGAAGGTCCGCGTGCGTGTCTGGCTGGTCATGCTGCGCGCTCCTGAAGGATTGCACGGGACGCCAGGCGCATGGACACGCGAACACAGATCATGGCGACCCGCTCGCCCGTCAGTGCGTCCGTCTGCGCCTCGATGCGCCGGCGGGCGTAGATGACTGTCGTATGATCGCGCCATCCGAATGCCTGTCCGACCTGCGTCGTCGATTTGCCGGTCTTGAGGGCGAGGTACATGCCGCACGCGCGCCAGTGTGCGAGGTCGGAAAAGCGCCGGTCGCCCGTGATCTGGGCGGGTGAGTAGTGCGAGGCCTGCGCCGTCGCGGCGATTATGTCGGCAATTGAAGGTGTCATGCTGGCACCCTTTCTTCTGATGTTGGATCCTCGAGGGTGTGGATTTGCGTGTTCTCGATTGCCTCGTGCGCAATCGCGAACAGCATCGCGGCATCGACCTTCGACCATTTGCCGAGAGGCTCGCCCCACGGCAGGCCGCTGGCCTTGTCGGCGATGAGCCCAAGCGCCGCCTCGGCAAATCCCAGCGTCATCGCGTCAGGCGATCCGATGCGCGGTGTCCCGCGACGCGTGGCCCAATTGCAGGTGCGCGCCTGTATCCATGTATTGACGGCGGTGAAAGCGAGAAACCACGCCTCTTTATCGGTCACCGCGTGCCGCCGATCTGCAAGCATGCGTTTGAGCGTGGCGGCGGCCTGAACCGTCGCCAGATTGTCTGGATCATCTGTCATTGTGTGTGCCCGGCTTGGGGAGCGGCGCGAGCCGCTCCCCTGCCCGGTTACGCCCAGGCCGGGCGATTGCCCGCCGGCGCGGACACGGCCGTCGTGCCGTTCGCCTTAGCAGGCGCGGCCTTGCCCTTCTTCGCGGGTGTGAAGCCCTTGTAGTCTTCATCGTCAGGCGTCACCGCGCGCAGCGTGTTTTTGGCCTTGCCGGTTTTCGTCTCGCCCGTGCGCTGGTCGGTGTAGTCCTTCGCCGCTTCGACCGAGAAGCGCGCGACGAATTCCAGCCCGTCGAGGTCTTCCCATTCGTTGATGCGGCGGGCCTCCATCGCGGCCGCTTTGTCGTCTGCCGGGTCGATGCCGTAAGCCGACTCGAGCATGGCGCGCAGGGCCGCGTGCGAGATACGGACCATGGTGTTATGGCCCTCGCTGCCGTTGCCCGCGATGCCGATCCAGCCCCACGATTTGCGCCCCTTAAACGGGCCAGCGGTGACGGTGTATTCGACGTCGAGGCCTTGGGCGCCGGACTTGCCGGTCTTGATCTCGCGCAACGCCATGATGACGGGCGCTACGGTGCCCTCCGGGATGGGCTCACCGCTCGGCGCGGATTGACGTTCGGCCAGGTTGAAGTCGATAGACATGATGCGTGTTCTTTCTCTTGATGGGGATTGATCAGGCAGCGGCGCGCGGTGTCGTCTTGGCGGATGCTCCGCGCGCCGTGTCGTTCAGCTTGTTGAAGAGGCGGCCGAGGTCAGGCGGCTCCATCGCGTCAAGGCGTCCAGAGCGATCCTTGGCCGGGAAGCCCCACTCGTTGGCGGGGTCCGTGACAAACGCCCGATAGGGCGGGCCTTCATCCGGGCGGATAATCGCGAGCGTGATAACCTCGTCCACGATGCCAGGCATCTCGCGCCCGGCCTTTGCGCCATCGATCTGCGCTTGCCAGCTCTTGCGCTTGAAATCGTCCTCTTTCTCCTCGAGGAGACAGACGAAAACCACGTTTTGCGCGCGTGCGTGCTGCAAGCGGGTGATCCACTGGATGAGCTCGCGGCCGTGAAGGCCGTAAGTGCCCAGCAGGTTCTTCTCGCCCTTCGCGTTGAAGCTTTCGGGCTGGTGCTCGCACCAGTTGAAGCAGAGGCGACCCGCGACCGTAATGCTGTCCACGAAGATGGTGGAATACTTCGACAGCGCATCAGCCGATCCGAACCGCGCCACGGCAC